AACTCTATTATCTTGTGCTCTATGACTATGACCAAAAACAATATCTATTTTAGATTTGTTTGCTACTTGTCTTTCACTAGCCTCGCCACCATATTCTTTACCCATAGGATTTATGGGTGCATGAATAAAACCAACACCACCTAACATCAAATACTTTCCATAAGGTATAACTTGCCAATCATACTTCTTACAGTTTCCAAAAAATTCTTTCTGACACATTCCATAAAAAGTAGGGTTACTATCTTCTTTACGAAACATTCTTTTTTCGTGATTACCTAATGTTAAATATTTTTTAATTTTAAAATCTTTTAAATGATAATTAAATTCTTCCATAGCAGAATCCATTGATTCCATATCTTTCATAAAAATAGGCTTTTCAATTTTAGCAGTATAGCTATCATCACGAATGTAATGAGTACAACTATCTAAAGTTACAAAATCTCCTATCTGAACTACTATGTCTGGTTTTGATTTTCTGATATGTTTGGCAAACCAACCAAATCTACTTTTATCTGGAATATCTGGAGAGTCGTGTGTATCTCCTATTACTAAAACTTTTAAAATTTTTTTAGTCATACACTATATATGGTATGAAAGTTTTTATATAATGTCAACAGGACTACAACCAAACTTAATATAAATGTTATATTCATTGATTTCTTTTCTTCCGATTTCTTCTGTTTTTAAAAGTGATTGTTTATAACCAGCTACCATACAATCATATTCATCATTATATTTTATAGGATATTCAAATCGTGGAAGACAAGTATTAGATTGAAAAGAGCATATAATTAATACTAATGCCCATTTTGTCATTCCTACTTACCTTTAGGACTGCCATTTCTAAATATTTGCGTACCTTTAATACCAAAAATACTAGCAACTACTGTAATCCATAAAGTTTGAAACCATACAGGAAGATTACCGAAGTGATGAAAAAATAATTCTATCTTATCCATCATAGCTGGATCGTCACTGAAAACTGCCCATGCGAGTACAATTATTGGGGCAGAAAGTATTATAAGAACAAATTCATCTTTGTAATCTTTATCTCTGCTTTCTAAAAGTTTGCCCTGGTATTCTGTTTCTCCACGAGCCATTTTTTCTGCTGTATAAAGTGCAGCTTGTGACATAGCTTCTTTTTGCTTTTGCTTATTTGAATATACTTTTGCACCTGTACTCAATGCCATTTTTGCTAAACTAAACCACATTATGAACCTACCACTTTGCCATCTTTCCATTCCATATCTGGTAATCCATTTTCATATTTATCACCATCAAATGTTAAGACTTGCTTTCTATTATTACCTTTTTCATTATAACTAATATGAATCCACCCACCTGATGGATCATTTTTGTCAAAGTACTCGAGAATTAATTGATCAAAATCTACGTTATTAGAAAGCCAATAAGCAATCTTAATATTAGGTACACCATTTATCTCTAGGTCTGCGGCTTGACCTTTGGTGTGCTGACTGGTTTTTTTACTACCGATAGCTTCGCAAAGTGCTTCTGAACGATAGCCACTTGTAATAGTAACTGGCTTATCAAAATGTGCCCTCATAGGCTCAAGACATTCATAACATAAATCTCCTAAACTTTTAATTTCTCCAGCACCAGCTTTATTCTTTATTCCCTTACGAGTTGCTGTCATACTTTTTTCAAATTCTTCTAATTTAAAATGCTTACTTAAATCCATAATTAAATCCTCCCAAATAATTCTATTATTATTGTACCCATACCTAATACAACCATACCGATCATACCAAGTACAACTCTTTCTAATCTACACATTTGAACTTTCAATTCTTTAATTTTTCTATTTGTTTCATTTTGCATAATTCTGCATAATTTTTCATGATCGTCAATTCTTTGATGTGCTGTATTAACAGGTAATTTAGCTTTAGGCATTATCTACCTTGCCCTTTATATCTCTTTTGACTTTTTTGTCTTTTTTCATTTTTATTTTGACTCTTTTTATGAATCCCTCTTTTAACTGGTTTATCTCTAACAACAAAATCTTTGAATTTTTTAGCCATAATATTTAATTAACCCCTTTATACCTATTTTACTCTTAACCCCTCTCTACGAGGCTCTAAAGCAGTTTAAATCGCAAGTTTTTAGGGTATTTACTCCTTATTTAATGTTTTTTCTAAATATAAGATAAAATCCATAGATTCCTCTTGTGCTTCTTTTACCCAATGTTGAAATGGTTTTGAATTATCACTCATGGTCTTTCCAAAATTAACCATTCCCTCTTTGTGTCTGTCTAAATGTTTTTTAATGATCCTATTAACTATCGGATCAATTGTAATATTGCCTTTTAATGATTCGTCTAATTTATTTTTTATAAATTTATTAAGATTGTTTAATTTTTGAATTTCTAAATCTTGTTTTAATATTATTTCAATTAATTCTTCTTTTGTTTTAGCTAAATGTGTAGGTATAAAAGAATCCATGTTATAGTTTTAACATAAGTTCTGTAAATTCTATAGCAACAACTAAAGCTAATTCTATTGCTAGAATAGTATGATAAATGTGCCAAACAACACTATTACCTTTTTTCTTTTTCATAAGACCTTTTTGCTATCGGTTTTCTTTCATAAGTCTTTATACCAATATGTTTCAATTCGCTAGTAATATCTGTCCATATTTCGCCACCACATTGTTGCCACAACGCACAAAAATAAAAATCTTCTGATAAATATCTTCTAGTTTTATCTTTATCCTCTAAAATACCTTGCCCTTGTATTCCACAATCAAAGAAAGCATATTCTTTAATTCCTGTTCCTTTTTCAACATTAACTTCTGTAAGGTATTCTATTTGAGGATATTTTTTTAAAATAGTTTTAAAAACATTTCTTTGAATACACATAAAACCAGTTCCTGCATAATCGCAAAGTTTATAACCATTTTCATTATCTTTAAAATTATATTTGCCTAAAGGAAAATTAACACACCAACCCAAAGCAGCATCTCCATCTTCAATCTTATTATCATTTTTAATAGGATAAGGTGCTGTTGATATTGGTTTGTTTAAATTTAAAACTCTTATAAAATCATCTGGTGTAAAACTTATATCTGCATCTATAAAAAATAAATGAGTATGATCTGTATCTAAAAATTGTTTTACTAGTTTATTTCTTGCTCTTGTTATTAAACTATCTCTTAACCACATTATACTAATACCAATACCATTTTGTAATAGTATATCTCTTATAGAAATAATTGATGATATAGTTTCTAAATGTATTTTTGTATCAAAACTAGGAATACAAATTAGTATAGATTTTTTAGGTTTCTTTTCCACAGCTTATTATACTATGGCTTTGTTGGAAACACAACTCCTTCAACATCTGCAACAGTTGTTAAGCCATCTGTAATATCTCGTAAATCTTGTCTATATGTTTTAAATCCAGCAGATAATGTTGTACCTTTTTCTTTTGCCATGATTACTTCCCAATCACTAGCTTTTAAAAGGTTATCTCTTTTACTTCTTAAATCTGCCATAGCACGATCAAAAGCACTATCAGAATATGCTTGTTCTTCTGCATCTCTTTGTGCTTCTTCTTCTGCTGTAAAGGGTACTTGAACCCCATTTATATTGTGATGTCTAGCCATAATTATTTATACTCCATTGTTAATTGTTAAGCAATACCATAAAGGCAAATATCTCCAGTTTGCAAATTATTGGTACTTAATTTAAACTGAATTGCATCTATTGCTGATGTAGTATTAAAATATCCACCTATATAAGAATTTTTAGATTCATCAGATGCTGCTGGGTGATTCATAGTACAAGTAAAATGTTTTACGAATGTGGTTGATGATGGATTGAATAAATGTAAAGTTCCACAAGTACCATTATCAGGATCTCCACCTAAAAGAGTTGCAATTGATTGAAAAGATGTACTTTGTGCTAAATCAAAAGCAGTTTGATAAGATAATGCACCACCAGCACCATCTTCTCCATGTATTGCATCAAAGTATGTGCTTGTTATATTAACTCCATAACTACTTCCACTATTTGTACTTCCTTGAAATTGTAAATAAACAGATACTCCACCAGCAGAAGCATGAACATTATTAAACATAAATACATATTCTTTATAAGTATCATCTAGCACCACACCACTTGCACCATCAACAAAAGATAAAGTAGAAGAAGATGATGCTGTTAGCTTTTTAATAAATACCATACTGCCTAATCCTGTTATAGAACCAAAAGCAGTTGCGTTCTTTACACCTTGATTATTTAATTTTACAATACTCATTAGCTATCCTTAATTCCATAGAGTTTGATTTTTCCAGCATCTATGTTGCCAGAAGCCATCTTAAATTGTACTGCATTAATAGCAGATGTTGTATTAAAATATCCTGCTGTATAAGGATTTTGTGAATATGTTTGATTTTCTTCATTAAAATTTGACATATAATGTTTTACATAAGTTGTAGATGATGGATTAAATAAAGTTAAAGAACCAGAACAAGATGTATCATTATCATTATGTACTCTTGAAAGTCTTTGAAAAGATGTTGATTGTGCTAAATCTCCACCAGCAAAATAAGTTAATCCTGAAGCATTATCTGCTTCTGTGTGATAAGCATAAAAATATGTTGATGTAAGTGTAACCCCATATGAACTTCCACTATTTGTACTTGTTTGAAATTGAAATTCAGTAGAACTTGCTGGGTGCATATTAATAAACTCAAACTTATAAATAGGATATGTGCTATCCAAGACTACATCTGAACTTCCATGTACGAATGAAAGATTTGCTGAACTACTAGCAGTTAAAGTTTTAATATGAACCATATCTGATACTGGTATTGAAGCAGCAGAGGTT